ATACGATGGATTAACATTGCATCTTCAATTAAGGTATATTGTTTAAATAATTTACGAGCTGGTTCAAGATAAGATCTACCATAAGGAAGATAATTAACATCTCCAGTTAATCTAAAATGCGCCATTTCATAGTTATCAAACCAAACACCTGAGTCACGATTTTGCGCAGAACTATATCCTGTAGATGAAGCCAGTGTTGCATTTGGATCATACTTAAATCTAACTTCTTGAGGATTTTCATGGTTAAATCCTTCTTCACGTACAATATTATACGCTGAGAAAGGAATAACGTTATAAACTCCGTATTTTTCTGCTATCTCTAATTTGAGGTAGAAGTCGCCATACTTAGCCATATTACGAACCCAAGACCAAAGATTAAATTCAATATTAAGTACAGAATAAAATAAATTGTAGAGGAGCTTCTGAATATTTTCATCAGCGGATCTAATTTGTAATACTTCACCTTGTTCATTTTTTAGTGTACATTCATCTGCTACGATATCTAATGCAGAACAACATATTGCATCTGTATCCATAGCATCATAATCTGCATAGATTTGAACCCTTGCAGATTGATAGTTTTGTGCTAGATTAAGATTTACACCGTATGCCGTAGACATGGTGTATACTTTATTAAATCTATCTACTAAAGAGTTAGTTTGAATAACACCAGACCTCTGAATAGTATCTGTGTCAATTACTTTTAGCATATCTCCACCTTCATTACGAATAATTACGTCTGTAGAAAACAAACGTCTAAGAGTGGAAAATAAATTGTTCTGTTTTTGCGGTTGTTCTGCCATAATTTTTTATATAAGCCAGGTTAAATCTTGTGTTTCTGATCCTTGAGGTGTGTTTATATTCATACTCCAAGGATTTTTATTATATTGATCACTAGTATTATAAGCAATACTTGTATCGGCTGTTTTAGTAAAGCTATTTAAAGCTGCATAAGTTAAACTTTCAGCAGTTTTTTTATACATAAGAGAAGTCTCTCTTAAATACATAGCAATAGAAAAACACATAACTAAATCATCATTATAACTACTCATAGCTTGAGCCTTACCATTTTTCCAAATGAAAACTCTAAGCTCTTCTAATAGTCTTATTGATTTGATATTAGCGAGTCTATTCTCTATAAAATTCCTTAGCTTTTCTATAGCTAATGGCCTTGTCTTTTCTGTAGTAGAGAAACCAGGAACTAATCCGTCTGCTCTATTATACTTATCTACATATCTAGAAAAGTCCATATTTTGTTCTTGCTTATAACTATAGTGGATATTATTATATCCTCTTTCTATAATAGTTTGAATAACATCCCAGCCTATATTTGCATTTTCTACTACAAGTAGAGCATTATTATATTCTGAGGCTATACTTAAAAGAATGTTCGCATAATCTCTAGTACCTATTTGAGATTTATATTCTGCAACTTGTGTTACTGATTCAACATCTATAACATGGAATGCGGAATAGTCATTTCCATCACCACGAGCTACGTCAGCCACGACAGCGTAGTATTTTAAAGGATCGGGATATTCCCATATCCATAAGGCTTTATCTAAACCACGCCGCTCTATTGGATCACAAATCATATTCTCTTCATACCAAGTAAGAATATCTGGTTCTATAACAGTATTACCTGATGAAGCAAAGTCACAATCGCACTCTTGAGCTGCATTTCTTTTACCTAAAGTAATATCTTGATCGTCTCTCCAGTCTTGATTACGTTCAGGATGAACAGACCAAGGAAGAGATATAGGAATAAATTTATTCTCTTGCTTTTGAGCAGTAGTATATGTTTTATGAAACCAATTACCTACACCATTAGGAGTAGATAGTGCAACGCAACCACCACCTGTAGCCAAAGTTTGTTGAGCGGCTGTAAAAATAGTTTCAATATTATCGATAAACGCAGCCTCGTCTATTACAAGTAAAGATACAGCTTCAGAACGACCAGCATCACCTGCTGCAGAGACTGCTTTTATTTGTGAACCATTTGAAAGTCTTAGACTAAGTCGATTATCCTCGGACGCTGTTATTTTTAACCAGGTTGGTAAGTTCTGATAAGCAAATCTTACTTTAGTTACCATGTTCTTTGCTGTCTCTTGCTTAGTTGCAATAACAAGTACATTTTTATCTTTACTAAAAAGCATCATCCATAAAGAATAGGCAGAAACTAGTGTTGATATACCTAGCTGTCTCGACTTATTTATTATAGAGTAGTCATGCTTTTGAAATAGTCTTAGTACTTTCTCTTGGAATGGATACAGATCAAATAATTGACGGCCTCTTTGTGGATGCTGGATCATGTAATACTTCTTCATAAAGTAAACCGGATCTGTTGCGCATCTTACAAACTCCTCCTTTATTCTTTCTTTTATGTTAATCTGTGTATCAGCCATTATTTATGTGATATAACAAGACCTACTACTAGGGTTGCTAAAACAAATTTTTGTATTTTACCCATTTTAATTCTTCTATCACTCTTCTTAATATCACTTTTTAATCCACTAATTTGAATTTTATAGTTATCACCTTGATCAATTTGTTTTTGAATTATAGACTGATAATTAACTTCTTTATCTCTTAAAGTAGCCACTATTTGATTAGTATTTTGTATTGTTTGATATTGATTAACTATAACATTATCTTGAGCAATTACAATATCTTTATTAATATCTGATTGTTGCAAATCAACTATTACAGCTTTACTTACTTGAATAGGAAGTTGGGTTGTATCATTAGATACTTCGGTATACTTTTCAGGATATCTAGTAACAAAGAAACTATCTACTTGACTAGGAGTATATAAATGAGAAAGTTCTGATTGTTTTAAACTAGTTTTTAAATTTGATATTTTACCTTTTAGTGAATCAGTTTTTTCAACTAAGATAAAATTCTCTCCTTGTAAAGAATCTATACTTAATTCTAATGTATCGTTTACAAGAGCAATAGAATCAATTCCGTGTTGAAGAGAATCTATTTTAACCTCATAAGGTTTTGTATCAAATTTAGTAGGCTTATTAACGAATAAATATGATATAACAATCAATGCTATAACAATTAAAGAAATGCTAATCAGTGTCTTTTTCATTTTGGTCTATTTTAGGTTGTTCTACAGAGTCTATCTGTTGTTTAAGAAGTCTTAATCTGTCAGGCATATTACCTACAGCTATTTTATATCCAGCTACATCTTTAAGTTTTAAAGTTCCATCTGGGTTCCTTACACTATATTTAGCTATGATAGCTTTTACTTTTGATTGAAGATCAGAGTATTCTTTTTTCTTTTTATCAAGATCTCTAAAATCTTTCTCTGATGATTTTAAATCATCTTTAGTAGGTTCTTGATCTTCAGAATCTACTACATCTTCTCTGATTTTAGAAATAATAGTGAGATTATTCTCAGTTAAGTACTTCTGGATATTAAACGGTTGCATTGTCTCTTTTACTTATAAATATTTATTAATCATCTAAATCTTCTTTAGGCTCTGTAGCCCTATATGATTTAGTTAACTCATACCACTTATTGTGGTCATATTTAACGCCATAAAAATAGTATTCTGAAGTTCTCTTATCCGAATCTGGATAAATTATTGCCGGACCTGTTGCACAGTGGGGTTTATATAGCCCTGCCTTGTCCTCATAAAGGTGCATAGTAATGCCCTCTATAGTCTTTATTTTTCTAAAACCTGTTTCTTTCTTAGCCATAAACTTAATTTATTCTTACAATATACAAAAAAAAGTTGATATAAAAAAATTTATTTTGCTTTGTAGTCACACATAATATGAGTGGGATAAATACCTCCTTGCTTATTTCTAATATTTACTTTGAAGAAATACTTATCTGACTCGAATACAACATCAATACGCTTTCCTTTTCCATCTATTCCTCCGTAGTATACCTGAGGTTCAGATGTTATAGCAGACGCTTTTTTATTATATTTTTGATCTATTTTAAAGAATTGATCTTCACCTTTACCAGCTTGGGCATAATAATATCCAGATCCTATTCCTGAACTAACAAGATTTTGTAATTCTGATATGTTTGCAGATATTTGTTTAGGAGTAAATCTTCCTGCTTTTCCTTTTGCGTAATAATTAAATATAGTGCAGAAAGATTTGTTATCTATTCCTAATGTTTTCAATAAAGCAATACCGTTAGGATTTTTAATTTCACCTTTTTCTATCTCTGAAGCAGGTAAAGTTTTTGATATTCCTGAATTAAAGAATGTTAGGGTTCCGCCAAATTTAGCTGATATATAATAAGGTTCACCACCTTTATTTATAGTAATATCAGTTAGGGTTGCAGCAACACTTTCTCCTGAAAATGATACTTCAGGTCCTTTACCACTAAATGTTAATGGTCTAGGTTTATTTGCACTACCATCTAATGAAACAGTAAAATTACCTTTTTCTAAACCAAGTTGTTTTACCATATCATCAGTTAACTTAGGGTGATTAAAGGTATCTGCATTTTGTTCTGTTAGTCCTTCCTTAGATAGCTTTTCTAAATCGCCAAATAAACTACCTTCAAATCCTAAACCTTTTGATTTAACTCCGCGGCCACCTCTTGAACCTTCACCAAATTCAATTTTTACATTACCTAATTTATAACCACCACTCACTGGATATAGATCTCCGCCTAAAGATTTTTCTAAATGTTTAATAAATTTAGGATCTTGTTGTAATTTTCTAGTAATTTTAACTACTATATTTTTATCCTTTGTAGGATCCATAGCTATTGGATCTTCAATGTCTGAATAGGATTTTATAGTTTTAAAAAGTTGTTTTACGTATTGATTAGTTATCTTTTTCTCTGATTTAGGAAATTCAGTATAAGCTTCAGGAACTAGTGTTTTTTTTAGAATACCTTCTAATATTCTACCCTCTGTTAACTCTTCTGCACCTGCTGTAGTATCGCTAGTCTCTGCTGGTGGAGTTGGCCCTGCTTCTTCTGCTGGGCCTTCTGAATTTCTAGTTGCTTGTTCGGCTCCTTCAGGACCTTTAGTCTTTAAAGGATTTCCATATCTTAATAATCTAGAAATAGCAACCATCGCTCTTTCCTTCTCACCAATAGTCATTAAATAATACTTCTTTCCTAAAACAGTTGCTTCATAAGCTTTTCCCATGAACTGTAAAAAGAAAAATTGGCCATTATGTAAAACTATTTTAAATGTAGTTGGTTTAGGAGCTACAACATATATACCTGTAACGTACTCTTCAAATGAAGGAGTCATTAAATATTCTAAAGTTGTTTTAAGACCTTGATACTTACTTAATATAAATTGCATAGGATCATCCTCAAACGTAGATGTCTCAGGCTCCATCCTATCTAACTCTTGTAAGAGTATTGTTTTTAGTATATCGTTATTACTCACTTGCATATTTTATTTAGCTTTTTTTGCAGCATTTTTCCACATTGCAGCCGCGGCTACTTTTTGACCTCTTTCTTTTGATCCATATTCTTTAGCTGCTGTAGCTGCTAATTTATCAAATCCTTTTCCTTTTTTTCCCATATCTTTACCAGCTTTAGCTTTCTTAGCTATAGTAGATTTTTGTGCTTTAGTAAGTCCTGCAGAAGGTTTTTTCTTTTTAGCTTCAAAAAGATCTTCCATCATATTTTTAAGAAACATTTCCTCTTTATCTTCTTGATCTCCTGCTAAGTGCTCTTCTGTACCATCTGGAAGCGCGTCCATATCATACTCACTAGTTGCTCCTTCATTATACTCATGATAGTTTTTAGAAGCCTGGTTGATATAGTTATCTGCATTGGTAATATGATCTTGAATCCAAGCAGGAATATCTTTCTCATCTTGACCTATAGAATTCATTAATTGGCTAGCAGCACTAATAATAGATTTTAAACTATTTTGTGCCATAGAAACTTCGTGGTCTTGACCTTCTTCTTTAACTATTTGAGACTGCAATTCATCAGGAAGATTTTTTTGTCCACCTTTTAATTTAGGATCATCATTATATTTCTTAGTAAATGAAGCTTCGTCCATTTCAAGAAGCGCTTTGATAAAAGATACTTTGTTCATTTTTATTTTTTGTTTTTAGATTTACTTGCTCTTTTCCATAATTTATTATCTGCTTTTCTAGCTCCACCTTTTCCTGTTACAAAAGAATTAACTCGGCCCATTCCCCATTGATGTTGACCGGCTCCTGGGCGATGGCCTGTTTTCCAAGCCGCAAGACCTTTATCATAAACACTTCTTAATATACTTTTAGATATACCAGTAGCTTTAGCCTTATTAGTAAGAGCCTTTTCTACTTGTGCATTATGCTCAAGAATAAGAATGTGTTTTAATATATCTAAATCGCTAATCATTTTTTTTACCAAATCTTTTTTCATATGCAACTGTTGCAGAAGATTTTCTAGTCTTATATTTTTTAGTCATAGCTTTATCAGCATAGTCTGCATCCCATTTTCCATAAGCTGCTGGATCATCCGACTTTAAGCTCTTTCTTTTTTCTATATCTTTTTTCATCTGAGAAGCATCCTTAGTAAGATACGCAGGATTTACTTTATTTTTTGTCTCGCTAACTCTTACACAATTAGGAACCATTCTGTTACCTTTCTTTTTCATACCGTCTTTTCTATATCCATCCCAGCACGCCTCTTCTAATGAACTTGATTCTTGTATTTCAAGACCCAATTCTTTCATTATATCAAAAAAAAGATCTCTATCCATTTCTTCTAACTCTTTTTCAATTTTTTCTTTAGAGAATATTTTTTTGGCGTATGGAAATATAGCTTTAGAAACTAATTCAGGTTTTTTATCATATAGATCTAGAATAGGTTTTATTGTCATTACTCCCATCTCTGAGATTATCTCATTCAATATGTCTTTTAACTTAATCATTTCTTTATTATTATCTTTGCATTTATGGCAAGTATATGGGTCTTTTCCTCCTTTAGATAACTTCCAATGCCATCCACAATTCTTACATACTATTTCTTCATCTTTTACCATGCTCTACAACTCCAATAATTTGCTTTCCATTTAGGTCCAGGTTTAGTGTCACAATGATGTCTAGCTCTGTAACTCCTTCTATGATTAGGAAGATGCTTTTTTATTGCTACACCTTTTTGTCCAAAGTTAACTTTAACTACATTTCCTTTTGCATTCTTAACATATACAGATCTCTTTTTAGGACCATCTGGTGTTAGGAAGGGTTTGCCTAGTGTTACTTTTCGGCCTCTATATTCGCCTTCCTCTAATTCTTCTGGTGATTTATTCCAGCACTCTGTAATATATTCTGCTAAACATTCTTTACAATATTCGCCTTCGTTTAATTCGTCTTTTATATCTATATCTTCTTTAAGCATTGTAAATGCAGTCTTAAATTTATCTACTGTTGGTCTTATAGTATTATAAAAAACTTCTACACTTTTTATTACTGGTTGTAACCAGCTAAAATAAGACTTTATATCTGTTAACTTCCCTAAAATATCTGTAAGCCCTTTATCTGATACATATTTAGTAAGGTAATTTATTATCTCTTCTTTTGGAAGACTTTTTGCAGCATCTACTATATACTTAACTATACTAGCTATAGCAGTAGCAGCTAAAAATTTTTTCCAGCCTTCTAAACCTGTTATTTTATTTACTAAACCTGTTATTTTTTCTTTAAAAGATGTAAGTCCTAATTTATCTAATATATCATTAAAAATTTTTAATGAATTATTTTTAAAACTTTTCCAAAAATTATCAGAAAAATTTTGTAATGTTGTTGGATTAGATAAAACTTTTCCTAATATAACTGCTGCGTCTTTCCAATCTTTTATAGTAGTAATTGCTTGATCATACTTTTCTTTAGCAAAATCTTTTATCGTATCAAGAAAAGTTTCATAAAGTAATTGACTCTCTATTATTAATTTTGAAGTATTTAAATCTATTTTAATAGACTCATTTAATGGTATATTAATACCTAGAACATATTTTATATGCTCTCTTGATAACATTTGTATGTTATTATTATACTGCACTATTTAAATCTAGTATTTATTATCTTTATTAAGTTTGGTTTATTAACTCCAGATACTTTTGGATTAATATTATTTAATATGAAAGATAAAAACTCTGTTACTTCTTGACCACTATTAACTGTTTTTAATTTATTTAATAGCATGGTATTTGATTCTACAGTTTTTACTAGCGCTTTTACATCTGATGATTTAGGTACATCATTTGTAACAGGAGCAATACTTGTATTAGGTAGTGGACTAGCCTCGTTAATTATTCCAGCTAATTTCTGAAATTGTTTAATTTCGTTGGTATTCATTAGTGCAAAAATTTAAGCTTATATTTAGTTGATTCAATAAGACCAACTACATTGTCAATCTCATTTTGGATATATGAATCTTGAGGAACCTTTGTTCTAATTACTTCTACAAACTTGCATAGGGCTTCAAAGTACATTATTGGATTATCATCTTCTTTAATAGCATTTTCCATTTTATATCCACGAAGAATACCATATCGGCCTTGATAAGATTCAACTAATCCATCAGCTAATCCAACAATCTCTTCATAATACTCTTGTAGAGCTTTATGAGCGGCAAAAGAATTAGTCTGTAAGTGATAAATGTGAGCTTGATTTCTTGATTGGAATAGGGTTCCGATAAATAGTGCGTATGGTTCCATTATTTTATTTTTTTAGCTGCTAATTTAGGATCTTTTTTTGATTTATTATCCATGAAAGAACCGTCTCCGTACCAAGCAATTACTGAATCAGTATCTGCTGTTGAATTAAAATTTGGTCCGGCATTAAATACATCTACGTTTTGTAAACCTTTTTTATTTTTAATTAAATCTTTAGCAAAAATAAGTGCCGCTTTTTGATCTTTAAACTTTTTGCTTTGTCTTACACCGTCTGAGAAATGTACTTCAAAGGCTTCATTAAGATCTTTTTTATCGTCTTTTTTAATTTCTTTTTTAGACTTTTCGATCTTTTCTAATTTAGTCATAAGATCATCGATCTGATGAGCTATTTTAGCAATATGTTCTTTATGTTGAGAAGTATTTTTAGGATCTTCTTTTGCTAAATTAATGTGTTCTTTATGTTTTTTCTCAAGTTGATCAATAGCCTTTTTTATTTTATCTCCAACTTGGCCTTTTTTCTCTTCAAGCATACTTTCTTCCTTACAATAAGCTTCGTAAAGTTCGTTAGCAATCATATCTGCTTGATCTTGATCCACATATACTCCGTGAACTTGATCAGGAACGATCTGATGACCTGCTCCTATACCTAATAGAGGATCGATTGGTTCTACTAAAGAAGTTAATTGGCATCCGGCATACGGCTTTTTAACCATATATAGAGTATTGATTGCTCCGTCTAGATTTTCTTTCTTTACTTTTTTAGGAAGTCCTTTATGTTTAGTAGATGCAAAGTCAGTTACATCTCCAGATTTCATTGATTTAGCCATTTCTTTTGCTTTACCTGATGCTTGAGAAGGTTTCATATCTCCTGTTTGTAGAGCATGAACTATGCCCATTAGTTTTTGTTGTTGTTTTGATGTCGCTGGCATACTATATAATTTGCTAATAAATATCGGTATTCTTTAGTTTATCCAAGTTAGCTTTGATTTCCTGGTACATCTTAGTTTTATCTCCTCCTTGCCAGCTTTCTACATCTCCAGCCTCACTTACAAAGGTATCTTTATCTAATAACCATTGATCAACCGCTCTTTCAAAGTCTTCTAAACTAGCATTCTTATTAGAATTGATCATTTGCTTCTCGTAATCTTGAAAAGTGCCTTCTTGTTTCATCTTAGCCTCAATATCAATAGCACAATTAAAACAAGCACTATATATAGAATACATTTTTTTATTCAGATCACTAGCTTTCATTGGCTTAGAACACTTAGGACAGCATAGAGGTAAGACAACTAACTTTTTAAATCCATCTAATTTAGTTAGAGTTTGTTTTATACCATTTTTAATAGTCCAAGATCGTCCTAGCTCTTCCCAAACATCTCCTTCTTTATGATCTGCTTGTTTTTTTTCCCATCCTGTTAGGATTTGTGTCTTATCTCCAGTTTTTCCTGTGATAATATTTCTCATTCTTTGGACGTCCTTTTTTGAGAACTCCTTTTTCATAGACTGTTTCTCTTCCATAACTATTTTATTATAACTTAAATTTATTTAGTATACTATTTGTTCCTTCAAATGATTTGTGCATGATTCCTATGCCTCCTAATTGTTTCCAAGGGGCTATATTTGAAAAATAATCATCAATTAGAATTGAATTTTTGATTTCTGATTCTGGTTTATTGGATATTACTAGATGTTTATTTCCAGCTTTAGCAAAAAATACATTTTTTGGTTGTGGAGATAGATTTTCTTTAATCCAAATATTTTTACCTTCTATTGCAAATTTAAAATTACCAGGACTAGTAATTATAGATGGATTATATGGAGATATTTTATCCCATAATTCTTTTCCTCCTGGCATCCATGGCATTTTAGACCAGAATTGAACACCAGCTTCGTCTACTGCTTTGGTTAAGTATTCATTTGATTTTTCTGGAGTATACTTTTTTCTATATTCTGAAGGAGATACATTATAAAAATCCTCAAATCTTTTATCAAAATCACAAAGGACTCCATCCATATCACAATATATCTTTAATCTAGATACTTTCTCTTCCTCATAGATCTCTTTTAGACTAGGAGTCTTAATTTCATATATAAGCTCATTAGTCTTACCATAATTACGCATCAAAACACCTGCTATTGAATTAGCTTCATTCTCTATTTCTGAACCTGTTTGGCCAGATCCATTTTCTAATA